CTACGAGGATGACGGTGAATGTCTCGTAGATACCATCGGGTTCCTAGTACCAGTCGGTGAACCAGGTTCCAAAGACAACCATGTGACCGTATGGCAAACCATTTGCAAAGAAGAAGGCATCCACGCTATACATATCCCCGTGGCGATGGTGCGCGACATGAAAGCGATTGACTTGACATTAACCATGTCACACCCCTAGATTACAAATACAACTGCACAACCATAGGAGGAACAATGCAGAATCTATCAACCATACCCAAGCCAACACACGGCAGCCAAGACTGGCTGAACCTACGTTGGGCAAACGAAAAAGGTGAGAAACGAATCACCGCATCAGTAGCCGCAGCAATTCATGGTGAACACAAATACACCACACCAGCTGACCTAGCGGTAGAACTGTTGGCATCAGCACCACCAGAACCATCAGAACAAAACGATGCGATGCGTCGAGGCACAATCCTTGAAGGCCCACTCATGGGTTGGGCAGGAGAAATCCTTGGTGACTCAATCGTGGAACCGGCAGAGATGTACTGCTACGAAGAAAACGGTGTACGCCTCATGTCCACAATGGACGGTCGTTCAACTATCACTGGAAAGTTTTACGAACTCAAAACATATAACAAGCGCTGGACGGGACAACTTTCCCGAACCTGGTACTGGCAAGGAGTTCAACAGGCGATATGTACTGGTAGTAACGAAATCTATTGGATCATTTTTGATAGCGACCTCCAACTCCAGTTCCATACACAGACCGTAACTAGCGACGAAAAACAGGTTCACATAGAAGCAGCCCGCAAATTCTTGGGCTTCATCGACATGGGCATGATGCCTGACGTGGCTGATCCCACCTATGACAACGCCAGTACGCTCTACCCCGAAGGTTATGGAAACACGGTCGTATTGGGACATGAGGTTTACGCGAGTTTAGAACGGCTGGCACAAGCCCGTGAGCAGAAGAAGCAGGCTGAAGCTGTTGAGGAACTCATCAAGGGTGAGTTGGCGATGCTGTTGCAGGACGCTGAGTATGGCGCGATTGACGGAACCCAAGTCGTATCGTGGAAGAACAGCAAACGCACATCGTTTGACACCAAGAAGTTTGAGGCAGAGCATCCTGCGTTGGCAGAAAAGTTTAAGAAAACATCAACCTTCCGCACTATGCGGATCATCGCTAAGGAGGCGAAGTAATGAAACTAGAAGAAATCATCAGCAAGTACGGCGTGCCTGATCCGAAGATCGTAGGCAAACTACCTAAAGGTGGGATGCAACTTGACTTCGTGGGACACGCGGACGTAACCAAAATGCTTATCGAGATTGACCCTGAGTGGACATGGGAACCAACCGCGTTTGATGTGAACGGCCTACCGGCTTACCGTGTAGAGAACGGCATGGCACACATGGCAGGCTGGCTCACCATCTTGGGTGTACGCCGACTCGGTATCGGTTCGGTCATGCACAACAAACCTGACCTACTCAAAGAGTTGATCTCAGACTTCATTCGTAACGCCAGTATGCGCTTCGGTGTATGCCTGTCGTTGTGGACCAAGCAAGAGTGGGACGATGTATCGCACACACCGACCACCCCTGCACCTAAGCCTGCACCTAAGCCTGCACCTGCACCAACACAAATCAAGTCGGTGTCAGCAGAACCGAACGACCCGTTGGTGTCAATGGACAACATCAAACGTTTCGTCGAGGCTTGCAAAACAGCAGGACTCAACCACGAACACGTTGCCAAGTCAGCAAACGTTGACCTAGCAGACCTCAAAGAATCGCAGATGCCACGACTTCGCACAGCGTTTGCTTCGGCAAAAGAGTTGGCATCATCATTCGCTGAAGAAGATGTCGCGCAAGAAGATGAACTGCCACCAGAGATCATGGACGACTTCAACCCTGCGTTCAACACCACCCAAGAAGCAGTAGCAGCAGTAATCAACATGTTCTCTGCCGAAGAAGTGGTAGCAGAATCCAAAGCCAACCACCCTGCCAACGGCACACCACAAATTAAGGAACCTGGCGCACCGGCAACAACGAAACAGATCGGCATGTTCAGGGCTTTGGCATCAAGCAAAGGCATTGGACAGAAGGCAGAGCAACTGTCTATGGCATCAGACTCAACAGGTCGTGTCATCGAATCGTTGGAAGCCCTCACCAAGTCAGAGATTTCTGAACTCATCACCATCCTGAAGGCGTAATGCCAGTAGAACAAAACAGGAAGGATTACTGTGAAGGCAACAGAGACAAATGTACGGTTGACGGCTGCCCCAAGTTCGGAACTTTGGGACGTGAAGCTCGTGACGGTAAGCGACGGGTCAAAGGATGTAACGATCCTGTTGCTCGCGGAAAGCGGTCACGAACTAAGGGTGATAGCAAAGCTCGACGTGCTAGGAAGAAGTTGGGTCTTAGTGCGACAGGTAATGCAGGCACTCGCCATGAAGAACATTGGGGTGGCTTCTTTCGTGTCGAAGTCAAAGCCGGTGCACAGGTGGGTCCGATCGCTACTCGTTTCAACCAGGCTCGTTTACAATCTGAAGCATCAAAGTCGTTGGGTGACATACGACCTTTCGCGATGATTGCTATGCCTGATGGCAGTAGTGACGGTATCGTGTTAATGACATTGGATGAGTTCGCGGAACTGGTTTCCCTTATCTCATAAGCATTACCTAAAATTTGCTAGTCTTGGAGGACCGATGAGATCACTTGTACGGCTATTTGCCGTTGCTCTAGTAGGGACGATTACCTTCGGCAGTATGGTTCATGCTGCTGAAGCCCCTGCCAACCCTGCGAACCCGTCAGTATCGCCTCTCTCGGAGGCTTACAGAGCGTCTGACAAGGTTCTGGTACTGCCTGTTGAGGTGGTTCCTGAGGGTGTTCCGGCAGACAAAACGAAGCGTTGCCCCCAATGGGAAGATGAGTTCGCAGAGTTCGGGCTACCCGTCGAGACGTTCTCGTATGTGGCTTGGCGCGAAAGCCGCTGCTCACCCCTATCTTGGAACCGCACCCTAAACAAAAATAAGACCCAGGACAGAGGATTGCTTCAGATCAACTCCAGTTGGGTCACGGTCACAGCAAAAGAATGTGCTTCACAAAGAGGCGATCTGTCGGTACTGTTTGATGTACGGTGCAACCTTGCGGTAGCCCGATACTTATACAGGAACGGCGGGCTAAGGCATTGGGATTTATAGACGAATATCAAGACGACAACGAGGGAGAAGAAATGTCGGCAGCAGAAGATTATTACAGCCTGGTCAACAAACAGTTTGCTTTCGTGGAAGAAGCAGCGTGTCGAGGAGCAGGCCCAAGCCTGTTCTTCTTGGACGAGGAAGAAAAATCAATCAACATTATGAAGCTTGCCCAAGCACGACTGGTTTGCTTCACTTGCAAGGTACAAAAAGAATGTCTTGACTTTGCTGTGCAAAACAATATAAAGTCAGGTATCTGGGCAGGAACAACACCATTACAGAGGAGAGGGCTACGCCGTGAGCATAGAAACACCAATAGAGTTTGAGTTAGAACAATACAAGGATCGCGTGGATGCGATGCAAATGGCGAACGAATTGTTGCGCGAGGAACGTGACCGTTACAAGGATGCAGCTGATTCATTGAACGCAGAACTAGACGCTTGTCGAGCAACACTAAAGCAAGCAGAGTCGATTATCTCCAGGTTGCGTACTCATATTGCGCAAGGCGTGGAGTTGTGACACCAGCACTAATCGAACTGTTCGTTGATCGTTTATGCGGAATGTATCCGACAACGAATATCGCACGCAACACGGTAAAGAACGCCTGGGTGAAAGACGAGATGCTGCTCGACGCTTCCGAAGAAGATGCTAAAACCGTACTCAAAATGGCTGAATCATTAGGCCATTACCCGAACCAGTATGAAGTGAAATCGTTATTCCAAAAGGTAATGGGTGTACGCCAAGCAGAGGTGGGTTGTGATGAGTGTGACAGCACCGGATTCATCTATACCGATCCTGATTTCGAGAACGACTCAATCAAAACCCGTTACGTCAAATTGTGTAAGTGCCGGACGTTCTAATGAAGTACCAATGTCCAGTACGGATCAGGGTCGAATACGCCGTTGAAGTTGTTAGGGGTGGCTATGTCGAAGGGTGAACACTGGTCATGTCCTAAGTGCAGCCAGCGTATGATTACTCATGTCGTAGTCAAGGAAGCTCCGACGTGCGGCAACAAACATAAACCAGTCCCCATGATCCCGGTAAAATAAAAGGGACCGCCTCAACCTCCCAGGGGTGGGAAGGGAGGCGATCCCGATGGTGGCAACACGGTCACGGGTAGGTACCCCGCAAGCGTTTGATCGTTGCCTTACCTCTATTTAGGCTATCTGCCTGACACTCACCCCAACAAACCCGTTGCCGGTGATCGCCGCGTGTGCGCTCTCGACGGTGGTGAACTGATACCAGAACCGTTCCGCTTCCGTGAACGTGATCCCCTGCCAACGGTATGGCCCTGCCCAGATACGCCCGTCACCGTCACGTCGAACCACGTAGCGTGTTGTTGGTATCTTGCGCTCACGTTCGAGCGCGATCACTTTGACACGTTTCGAGACACGACGGCCAAGCCGCCTCCACCTCACGCGATATTCGCCAGTACTTGTATTCCTTCAGCCGTGATATGGCATACTTGCTGCTCGACACCGGCACTGGAGATGCGTGTCTTACCGTTCGGCTTTATGTATCCTGCTTGGCGTAGCTCACTGCAACGCTTCCAATAGCAACACTTCGGGAGTGAGGCAAGGCCACTCACGTTGCCTGCCTCCTCGTCGGTGAGGTATTGCTCCGCAAAGTAGGTGGCTAAGAGTTTGGCGCGTTGCGATCCAGCGCGAACCGTCATAGCTTTAGCACCCCCTATCGAGGTTGCCCCGTCGTTGCGGCGTACACCTAGCCAACCGTTAGCGTGACCGATAGCGGCCCATTCGTCGTAGTTCATTGTGTTACCTCCCAATTACAGTGAGAGCAACGTCCGTTATGAACACTGCCCCGTCGCCTTTTTCCCGTGACAAGTGCCTTAGTTTGGCAAGGGTCAATGTCGGCGTGTATCGGACATAGGAACGTCGTAACGCCCCCGTCCTGGTGCTTAGCGCAAGCACACTTAGTTGTCGTCGTACTCATTGGGCTACCTCCTTATCGTCTTGCCATGTCTCCTGGTGGCAGTCACGACACTTGTATTGTGTCTCGGTGCACATTGGGGAATACCCCGCCGCATACGTGTTATCACTCCCGCACCATTGGCACTCCACAATTAGATTATTCATTAGCGACCTGCCTTTAGATCGAGGGAAATAGCGAACAAAATAGCGTCGATATCCTCCGCGCTATGATCCCCGAACCGATCACAAACCTCGCTCCAAGTGTCGTCGTCCGTTGGCCCGAAGTGTGCGGCCACGTCCTCGCGAACCCAATAAGAAATAGCGATCTCCTCATTGGGATCACGTCCCTGTAGGTCCTGTAGTAATTGTTGTATTTGCATATTCTCAACCCCTCCCAGAGTTGTGTGTTTACCTCACGTTGAGGTAGTCCCCGTTGCGGATCGAACCGCCACGCCCAACGGCGACGGGGGAGCGATCAGTAATCGCTGCTAGTTTCGCGTTGGTATTCCAACGGCCCAACCGACATACCTTTACTAGCGATATAGTCCTCGCCGTAGCTACCCCGTTCGCTATCAGTCATGCAGTCCCAAGCGTCGTGATCCTCCGCACTCCAGTCCGTCGTGTTTATGAGAACCAACGTTCGAGCGTCGCCATACGTGCCGCTATCAGTGTCAAGCCATAACGTGCCGGGACGGTAGTCGTTCATTGGATCATGGAATTGTGGCAACACCCTGATCCACTCATTGAGTATTTTCGCGTCGCTACTCATTACGCCTCCCAACGTGGATAATTTCGGACTGGCGCAAGGTTGGTGTATGAGGCTACGCCGTTCGCGTGAATTGTTGCCATGTCGCTATCGGTAGCTCCAAAATATGCCAGGAATAATGCCGCGTCACAGTCACCTTCGAGATAGGCATAATTCCCCTTGACGTATGAGAACGTACTGATCCCGTCGCCTCCGTTGGCCTTGTCTGCCTTGTCTGCCCAACGCGCCGCCTTTAGTGGCACTTGTAGCCACTCATGCCCGCTATCAGCGAACCATTTACAGAGAGACACTATGCCCCCCTGATCCGTTTCCGTTGTTGTATTCATAATGTGACCCCTCCCAGGATCAGTAACCCCAACACCTTATTGGGATAGCTCCCGCGCCCGTCGTGAACGGGCCGCCGCCAATGCGGAACGGGATAACCTTTACAGCTCGATAGCCCTCCAAATATCTATAACGCGCCCAACAATGTCGAGACATTCCCCGTCACTGAATAACCCGCCGTCGCTATTTAGTACGTCCTGGATTATCTCCAATGCCCGCCCGTCCAACCCCTCGCCGCTACTGATCCCGTTGCTAAGTACTCCCGTGATCGCCTCGACAATGGCCTTGCTTGACGCGCTCGCGAGCTTGTCAATATCTAACGCGCAAAATTGTGTACCCATACACTCCCCTTTACTATGTCTAGTCACCATAACTAGATCGCGCCCGCCGTCGCCATGAACGACGCGCCCCCTACGGGGTACGGGCTAACCGCTACCAACCGCGGCGGGTAATCTGATCTCGACGCCGTTGCACTATCTCGCGGGTATGCGCGGCACGTTGCTCCGCCGTTGGCCTACGGTCAAGCCAGGCCGCGAACAAATACGCGCCCCACAATGGGAACGTGAGACATATAGCCCCGCCCATAATCCCCAACGCTTCCGCGCCGGTCATTGTCTCGCCTCCGCGAACCTGGCCGCGTCCAACGCCTCCAACGCTAGTAAGTGATCCCGCCAGGCGTTACCGCTTGCGGCAACCTCAACGGGAACGGGAGCTAGATCACACTCTAAAGGCAACGGATCACGGGTTAGCACGTCGAACGCTTCGCGCGTACACCTTGCCACGTATGTCTGCCACGTATGCCCCGCCGGTGCCCCGCCCGCGTTGCTCTTTGCATGGTAGGCCGCCCGTTTCGCTTCCGCTTCATGCGCCTTAGCCCAGGCCGCTAGGTTCACTTCTTTACGCCGCGCCATTACTTGCCCCCCTTATTCTTGCGCACTAGGTCCATGATCGACACTACTTGCGGCTCATTGGCGGGCCGTTCATAGTCCCAGCCCTCGGAAATTAGGTCTACCAATTTATCCATGACCCGCGCCGACAACTCATCAGCGAACGAACCGCGCCAGGTAGAGTGTTCACAAGCCTGATAACGGTAACAACGTACCGCGCCCATAGCACGCGGGACCGATACGCGGTCCGGATCAACGCGCCGCCAAGTGTAACCCTCGGCGTAGTAGTGGCACATCTCTACCCCGTCAGAATACCTACCGGCAAGGCTCGCCACGTTAGCGTCGATCAACTCACGCCCTAGCGCGTCAGCTTCTAGGTGACTGGTCCGCGTTATGTTATACCCGCCCCGCGGCTCGGTGTTCTCTAGTAGTTCCGGGTCGTTAGGTAATTCCCCGTAGGTGTAGATCGAAGTAGTACGGCCAGGGCCGCCCCACTCAATTAGCACGCTCACCAATAAATCTATGGTGTCGCGGTTTACTTGGTATGCACTCATTTATACCCCTTTTCATTGTGTAATCGTGACTACCGCTAGCCACGTGATTAGAGATTAGTCTCTAAATCGCGCCCGTGTCAAGTAATGAACTCGATCACCCCCTACAGGGTCACGGGCCGCCCGCTTAGCTAGCGATTAGTTCTCGCAACGTGGCCGGACTATCGGCGGCAATTGGGTCAGTATCCAATATGTCGAACACGTGCTTGACGGTGTAACCCTTGCGGACCGGATCACCTTGCGCGTCCTCTTTTATTACTGGCGCGTATATGACATACCCCGCCGCGCCCTTGCGGACAATACGCCCCGCGGCCCGCCATGAATGAAAGCCCGCTACCGCTTGCGGGAATTGCTGCCCCCGTTGTTCGCATTGGATCAGAATTAGCGCGATATTCCGGCGGGAATAAGTAGACAAGATACGCGCGGCCCGGTCAATATCTGCCGGGCGATTAGCTTCTAGTTCTTGCGCGGCTTGCGCGAGTAGTTCACGCTTAGCGTTTACAGCTTCACGTTCCGCCGGTGTATATGGCTTACCCATTAGCGGCCCCCAAACACGTTGAGAATGTCCCGCAACATATCGGCGGGCGTATCGTTTTCATGCTTCGCCGCGTGACACGCTAGACATACGTTGCCAGGAAACATGGATAACGGATCAACCGTCACCCCGCAAGCCTGGCAAGGCTTATTAGTTAGTACTGACATTATTACCCCTTTATATGTTCACCCCGTACCGCTACGGGATCACCTAGTTATTAGGTGATAGATCAGATACTAAGGCAAGCTCCACCAAATAGCAAGCCAATGTCTAAGAATATACGCGCTATATATCAGTGACGCCAAGTAGTCACCAAATCACCAAACGCGGGCACACTCACCGGACCACAACACACTGACCAGGGGTAACGGGCTAACGATAGGCGAGTGCCTAAGATACTTACTCAACACTCACAGTGGGCATCTATTCACGCTAAGTGGTGGGGGGGTAGGGGTTGGTTGGCCTGGATCAGTCGCGAACGGGTCACGGATCGAACGCGGAGAGTGACGGAACCAACGCGCACAGCACACAGGGAACGGGGGGTGTGCCGAGGCGCGTGGGGTCCTATATACGTATTATCACTTCTCTCTATATGTGGTTTTGTGACCACTCTGGGTGGTGGGGTGTGTGGTTGCTCTGGAGGTGGTGTGGGGTGGTTCGGGTCACTGTGGGTGGTCGATGCTGCTCCACCTTGGGAGGAGGGTTTGACCTTTGGGGTGGTTGGGGATTTTCACATACGTGTGTGTATGTTTCTACCAGTGAACTAAGGAATGTTTGTTGCTCCCCCCACGGTTCGCTCTCTGTGAGCAGGTCGCCGTAGCTAGTTTCTTTTAGCCGACACCTTGTAACGATTTGTTTACCCCTGTGAGGATCGCGTGTGCGGCTCTTTTGACATATAGGGGTCGATCCCCGTTTCCGGTCACGTTTCGCGTTCCCACCCTGCTGTCACTGTTTTGTGGGGTCTAGCGCATGGTTGCCTGGTGTCTCCCGACATTCAGGGCTTGATGAAGTTAGTTTGAGTGTAGCACACCTTTTTGTTTTTTGGTGGCCCATCGTTCTGCTTGTTTTTGTGCGTTGCGGAGGAGTGCTTCGTCTGAGAGTGGGCGGGCTGGTTTTAGTTCTTTGCGGCGCATGATGCGTCCTGATGTTCCTAATTGTTTGCCCATGTTTCTGAGTGTATCAAGTGTTGGTGGATGTGAGGAGGACCGGAGCCATCCAGTTCATTTAAGTGCTGTTGCTCTACGGCACACCCACCAACGGACAGACAATATCATGTAGTTGACAGCGGGGTGGAATTGCGCTAGCGTGAAAGCTATGGAGAAAAACATTAAAACACTGTCCCTATTCACCGTCTATCTTGCGACTATTCCGCTTGCCAACTGGTTTATTAACAACGTTGGTACTGTCGGGTTTCCTGGTGGCCCGCACACGATTCCTGTTGGGTTTGGTTATCAAGCCCCATCAGGTGTTATGCTGATCGGCTTTGCTTTGTTTGCCCGTGATCTTTTGCAGGAACGCGCTGGACGCAAGGCTGTGCTGTTGGCAATCATGGTTGGTTTGCCGTTATCTGTTTTGGTGAACCCTGCTGTGGCGTTTGCTTCTACTGTGGCGTTCGGTGTTTCAGAGATGGCAGACTTTGCTGTTTACGACCGTTTGCGCCAATACTCAAAGAGTGCCGGTATCTTCTTCTCAGGCGTAGTTGGCGGTGTCGTGGACTCGATGCTGTTCTTGTGGCTTGCTTTTGGCTCAATCCAGTTTTGGCAAGGGCAAGTTATTGGTAAGACCATGATGACACTTGTATGTTTGTTTATTCTGAGGGGGATAAATGCTGTATCTAAGCGGATGTCTACCGTCTAAACCTGAGATGCGCCAACTGTTGCTGGACAACTCCATAGGTTTGATGCTGACCCATATATCTCAACGCCATCAACCAACCGATGATGATTGGATTTGGGCAGCAGACAATGCTTGCTTTGGTGGCAAGACATGGGATTCGTCTGCATGGTTGCGCTGGCTAGAAAGCAAACCAAACCCTTCTGAAGCATTGTTTGCAACAATCCCTGATGTTGTTGGCAGTCACACGGAAACGTTGGCTAAATGGCCTTTGTGGTCTAAGCAGGTTAAAAACCTGGGATACAAGATTGCTTTCATATTGCAGAACGGTTGCACACCGTCTGATGTTCCGTGGGATGAATGTGATGCTGTTTTTATTGGTGGGAACACTGAATGGAAACTTGGCAAAGAGGCTTGTCTGATTGTTTCTGAAGCGAAACGTCGCGGTCATTGGGTCCACATGGGTCGAGTCAATAGTTTGCGTCGTATGCAGACAGCACAAATGTGGGGTTGTGACAGTGTGGATGGAACCTATTTGGCTTTTGGACCTGATGTGAACACACCAAAACTTGTAAAAATGATGCAACAAGTAAATAGCGAACCCGTATTTGCTATTGAGATGTATGCTGAATAAACAATGACAGCGGGGCGTAGCGGGCGACGACAAGTTCCACCACAGGATGTGGCACGTTTTTGGCAGGCCCGTGCGTCGGGTATGTCGATCAAGGATGCTGCGAAGATTGCTGGTGTTCACTATAATACTGCCCAAAAGTGGGATGCAAAAAAGAAGATTGCTAAAGCTGAGATAGAGGTTGGGAAGTTGGAGCAGGGGACTGCCCGTAAGAAGGTGGGTGGGGTTCAGGCTGATGCTTGGGCGAAGGTGATGGATGTTTCTGATCTTCCACCTGTTATCCCGTATGACCGTTTGAGTGAGGAAGCACAGCGCGGGCTTGTGGACTTTGACTATTTCAGGCGCAGGTATTTGGGCCGTATCCCTAGCCCGTGGCAGGTGGATGCTGCATACAAGATTGAAGATTATTTGTTGTCTAACGATAAACAGTTTGTGGTGTTGAACTGTCCCCCAGGTGCAGGTAAGTCCACGTTGTTTCATGATATTGCTGTGTGGCAGATAGTAAAGAACCGCAAGATTCGTGTGATGATCGGCTCCGTTTCACAGTCACTAGCCAAGATGTATAGCCGTCGTATCCGTGAAACCCTTGAACG